CTAGTGAAACTCACTACTCGTCAACAAAATAAACTTAAAGAACATTCTGCTCATCATACAGATCAGCATATGAACTTTATGAAAAGGCTGATGAGGCAAGGTGTTTCATTTACTCAGGCTCATAAAAGAGCACAAGCAAAGGTAGGAAAATAATGGCAAAACGCAAAGGAGTTAGTTTATCTGTTGGAAGAGGAGAAAAGTCTAAAAAAGGTGGACTGACTGCCAAAGGTAGAGCAAAATATAATCGTGCTACAGGAAGCAACTTACAAGCACCTGTAACAGAAAAAAGTCCAACAGGAAAAAGGGCAGCTAGGCGAAAATCATTTTGTGCCAGAATGAAAGGAGTCAAAGGCCCAATGAAAGATAGTAAAGGTAGACCAACTAGAAAAGCATTAGCATTAAGGAGATGGAAGTGCTGACATGACTTACGCAATCCCAGGCCCAATACGAACCAACATTGTTTCTTCTACTTCAGTAGGAGGAGTTGATAGTCCTTTTACTAGAACAAGAGCAGTTTTAGACATGATGAAGGGTTGGGAAATAATGAAAGCTGTCAGTGAAGGTACTGATTATCTAAGAACAAATAGCGAAGCATTTTTACCTTTAGAACCAAGAGAAGATTACGAAGCTTATCTTGCAAGAGTTAATCGTGCAGTATTTAGTCCATTTACACAAAGATTAATAAGAGCAGCATCAGGTCTTGTTTTAAGAAAACCGATAACATTAACAGGCGATCCATATTGGACAGAAATGTTCAAAATGGATGTTGATGGTTGCAAATCAGATTTAGATGAATATGCAAGAAGAATATTAATGTGTTCTCTTACTTATGGTCAAAGTCATATTCTTGTTGATTACCCTGCACCTTCTGGTGCATTAACACTTGCAGAAGAAAGACAACAAAATCGTAGACCTTATTGGATTGAAGTAGATCCTACAAATTTATATGGTTGGAGATTAGATAGAGAATCTAATTATGGAAATCTAGTACAAGCAAGAATAGCAGAAAAAGCTGTATTACCTAGTGGTCAGTTTGGAGAAAAAGTATTTGACCAGATAAGAGTAATAGAACCTGGCAGGTATAGAGTTTTTCGTAAAAAAGAACAAATAGAAGAAATGTATGACGTTGCTGATGGAAGTTCTGCTGGTAATTTTGAAACAGGTTCAGTTGAAAAAGATTATGCACAGGTAGAATCTGGTAGTTTTTCTCTTGGAGAAATACCTTTAGTTACTATTTATTCTGGTAAAACAGATAATTTAGTAAGTAAACCACCTTTACTTGATATTGCACATTTAAATCTTGCACATTTCCAAAGACAAGCTGATTTGATACATAGCTTGCACGTTGCATCTCAACCAATGTTAGTAATGGAAGGATATGATGATCAGACAAAAGATTTAGCTATATCTGTTAATTATGCAATGGCAACTCAACCAGGAAATAAAGTTTATTATGTAGAACCAGCTTCAAGTGCATTTGAGGCTCAATCTGCTGAAATAAAAGAATTACAGATGCAAATGGCTACTCTTGGTATTAGTACTTTGTCACAGCAAAAGTTTGTAGCTGAAAGTGCTGATGCTCGTAGATTAGATCGTGTGGATACAAACTCTATGCTTGCTATGGTTTCTATGGAGTTAGAACAAAAATTACAAAAAGCATTTAATTTATCTGCCGAATATGTTGGAATAGAACCTCCAGAAGTAAAGATTAGTAGAGATTTTGATATTGAAAGATTAATAGGACAAGATATTACAGCATTAACATCATTATTTGATCAACAAGTCATTGATAGAGATGAATTTAGAGACATTTTAGTTCAAGGTGAAGTATTACCTTCAGCAAATGAGGCTAAATCCGAATAGTTTGATAAGATGATATATAAGTACATACATTTTTATGGCTAAATCCCTAGACAGGGTTCTTCAACCTGATGGTTCTTATAAATGGGAAGAGGTAAACCTTATTCATTCAACTAAAACAGTTGAACCTGTTGTTCAGCCAGAACCAGTTGTAGAACCTGTAAAAAAAGAAGCATTAGAAGTACAAAAGGAAACTATTGCTGATTTTGAATCAATGACAAAATCTCAACTTGAAACTTATGGTCGTACCATTGGTCTTGAGTTAGATAAAAGGCATACTAAGGCAGATTTAATTGCCGAACTTAAAAATTTCACTTCAGCTAACTAACTATGATCGAAGAAAAAGTAATTCAGCCTGATTCTGTGACTCCTGCTGAACAGCCCGTGGCT